ATTAACAACTTTCTATTTTTTACAACCCTCTGTCTGACCCGCTCGGACGAGGGGAATGCGAGAAACCCCGGAGCGCAGAACCGGAAGCGTACTCTTATGTACGTGAGGATTCGAGCACCGGAGTGACGAAGCAGTCCCCCGTCCGAGTTAGGGTCAGCAAGAAGACAATTTACAAGGAGAATTACATGATAGACATGAACGACGTCCGCTCAGCCACGGATACTCTGGCCAGAGCGTTCGAAGAATACAAAAGCGTCAACGACCAACGCCTGTCCGACATCGAACGGCGCGGCGGGTCCGACGTTTTGACGGACGAACAGCTTGGACGCATGGACAAATCCATCAACAAGCTGCAAGACGACATCACGAGCCTCAAAACCTCGATTTTGCGTCCCACAAAGGCGAACGCACTGCCGACAGACAGCGCGCATAAACAGGCGTTTTTAACCTACATCGCCAAGGGTTTCGACGGCGGCCTCGCGACTTTCGAAAGCAAGGCGCTTGAAGTCGTCAACAGCGCCGAAGGCGGCTTTATGGTTCCGCCCGAGCTTTCCGACCGCATCGTGACGCGTCAATTCGACACGACGCCGATGCGCCAGATTGCTTCCGTTATGACCATCTCGACCGACGCGGTCGAAATGCTGCGCGACACGGCGGAACCGGTCGCCCAGTGGGTGTCCGAACTCGGCACGCGCGCCGACACGGCCGACAACGGCATCGGGCGCATCCGCATTCCCGTCCACGAGCTTTATGCGCAGCCCAAGGCGACGCAAAAACTGCTCGACGACGCGACGATTAATGTCGAGGAATGGCTCATCAACAAAGTCGCTTCCAAATTCTCGCGCGCCGAAAACAACGCTTTTGTTATCGGCGACGGGATCGGCATGCCGCGCGGCTTCACGAGCTACACGGCCACGACCGAAGACGACAACACCCGCGCCTGGGGAACGCTGCAATACGTTCCGACGGGCGTAGCAGGCGGCTTTGCTTCGAGCAATGCGGCCGATTGCCTCTTCGACCTGATGCACAAACTGCGCGTCGGCTATCATCCGGGCGCCGTGTGGGTCATGCCGCGCGCCGTCGCGGATACGATCCGCAAGTTCAAGGAAAACTCGACGCAGGCATACATCTGGCAGCCCGGGCTTCAGCTCGGAACGCCGGCGACGCTGCTCGGCTTCCCCGTCGTTCTGGGCGAAGACATGCCCTCGGTCGTCTCGGGCAGCTTCTCGGTTGCTTTCGGCAACTTCAAGGAAGGCTACACGATCGTGGACAGAACGGGCATGCGCATCCTGCGCGATCCGTACACGGGAGCGCCGTTCATCAAGTTCCGTTGCACGAAGCGCACGGGCGGCGATGTCGTCAATTTCGAAGCCATCAAGCTTTTAAGCTTCTCGGCCTCGTAAAACGCACCTCTTTTCCCCTCCTTTGGACTTTATATTTTCCCCTCCCCTTGCGGGAGGGGATTAAGGGGAGGGGTTAGAGGTTGTCCCAATAACCATCGTCATTTTTTACTTGTTTTCATAAGGAGATTTTCTCATGGCTAATCGCGATCTTTTACGCACACAGCTCGTTTCGCCCTCCCTCGCGCCTGCGGCGCGGGTGAACGGAACGGCAACCGGCGCGGCGGTTGACCTGCGCGGCTTTGACGGCGCGGTCGTCACCGTATCGTTCGGCGCCTATACCGACGGCACGCATACGCCCACAGTCACGCATTCGGACGACGGAACGACGTTCACGACGTGCGTTTTCGGCACCGACCTCGACGGCGCAGCGAACCTGACGGCCGTCAACAGCGCGGCCGGAGCCAACAAGCTCCAGCAAATCGGCTACATCGGCAACAAACGCTATATCGCCGTCGTCATCACGACGACAGGCGCAACGACTGGCGCGCTCAGCGCGGCCTCTGTCGTCGCGGGTTATCCGCATTGCGCGCCGACCGTCTAAGGAAGAGGCATCTGAGAAATTTTTCTCAGATGCCTTTCTTTAACCCCAATTATCGAGCCCATCATGTTTTCATTTTCTCTTCTGACGCCTCCGGCAATCGAGCCCGTGACGCTTGCCGAAGCCAAAGCGCACGCGCGCATAGACACTGAAGCTGACGACGCCCTGATCGCGACGCTTATCACAAGCGCACGACAGTGGGCGGAACACTATACAAACCGCGCATTTATCACGCAGACGTGGCGGCTTTCCCTCGACGCGCCGCCCAAAACGGATGTCGTTCTTTTGCCGCGCGCGCCCTTGCAAAGCGTCGCGTCTTTTCAGTATTTCGACGACGCCGATGCGGCAACGACTTTCGCGGAGGCCCATTATTTCGTCGATACGTCGCGCGAGCCGGGAAGGCTTGTCCTGCGCCTCGGCGCTACATGGCCGTCGCCTGTGCGCACGGCCAACGGCATCGTTATCACGTACATCGCGGGGTACGGCGACGGCGCCGACAACGTGCCGGAGCCGCTGAAGTTCGCGATCCGCGAGCTTGTCGCGCATTGGTACGAGCATCGCGGCGACGAAGCCGTCGAAACGCCGCTGGCGGCGCACGCCCTGCTAAGCCCCTACCGCCTCAGATACGCGGGGATGGCGTTATGAACATCGGTAAATTACGCAAAAGAGTCGTCCTTCAGGCGGAAGCGCAAACGCCGGACGGCGCGGGCGGCTATACGCTCGCGTGGGCAACGGTGGCGACGGTCTGGGCGACCATAGCCCCCGCTTCGGGACACGAAATTTATGTCTCGGGGCATCTTGAAGGCCGCGTGACGCACAAAGTCACCATGCGCTGGCGCGGCGATTTATCCGTCACGGCCGACATGCGGCTTCTTTACGGGACGCGCGTTTTCAACATCCGCGCGGCGCTCAATATCGGCGAAGAAAACCGGCAAACCGTCTTGTTTGTCGAGGAAGGGTGCGCAACATGAGCGATATATTATTCAACGTTCAGCAAGCCGTTTTGAACAAGCTTGCTGCAAGCGAAGCCGTGCAGGCCACACTCGGCGCCTCGCCCGCTTTGTACGATTACGTTACGCCGGGTGCGACATTTCCTTACATCGTCTATGGACCTTCGCACGTCGCGCCCCATGACACAAAAACGGACATCGGGTTCGAACAAATCGTCACGCTCAACATCTGGTCGCGCTATCGCGGCGGCAAAGAAACGCGCGAGATATTTCAGGCCGTTTACGACACGCTGCATCGCGCGGCCTTAAGCATTGTGGGGCAAACGTTTCTGTCGTGCGAGTTTCACAGCGCGGATTTCGGCCTTGATGAGGACGGACAGACGTATCACGCGACCGTGCGCTTTTCCGTCATGACCCAAAATAATTAGGATTTTATATGATGAGAAAAAAACAATATTCCATTGACCGGCTTTCGACCGCGTCGGCGCGCAAGGCGCAGGCCGAGGCGGCGTTCATGCAAAGCGAGATTAAAAAGCTTCGCGCAAGCCTCCTCAACATGGGGCGAGGCGTGAACGTTCCCGTCATCCGCGCCCGGCGCACATGGACGAAAAGGACGAAAAGCGCATCGGTCCTGACGGATATTTTCGGAACGACTTCCGGATACACAAGCACATCGCAAACCGCGAGCCAGCTTTTGGAAAGCTTCACCGACGCCCAGAAAATACGTTGATAATCAATCCTCACATAAAGAAACGAAGAGTAGGTCACGAGTGGTTGCGACAAGCGCGGCGCACGCGGGACAAAATAGGCCACAAGAATAAAAGGTGAAGCCCCGCATGCGACGAGCGCAGGCGCAGAGCGAGTGATGTTTAGGGGCGTTTCAGTTCATACGTTTACAAAATATAGGTTTTTAAATGTCTTTTGATGAAATTACTTTGCCGCTTCGGGTCGGGTTCGGCTCGACGGGCGGGCCGAATTTTTCGACCGAAATTATCGTCGTCGCCAACGGCTTTGAGCGCCGCAACCAAAACTGGGCGCAGGCGCGCCGCGTCTTTGACGCGCGGACAGGAGTGCGCTCGTCAACGGATGCCGCGACGCTCCTCAACTTTTTCCACGCACGGGCAGGCCGCGCGCGCGGCTTTCGCCTGAAGGACTGGAGCGATTATTCGTCCAATCCGGATAATATCTCAGCGCCCGCATATTCCGATCAGGTTATCGGAACGGGCGACGGCGCAACGGTCGCGTTCCAGCTCGTCAAAAATTACAGCAGCGGCGTCACGCACGCGCGCACGATTAAGAAACCCGTCGCCGGAAGCGTAGTCATAGGCCTTGACGGCGCGCCGCTTGGGACAGGATGGAGCGTTGACGCGACGACGGGCGTTATAACGTTTGCATCAGCGCCAGCAGCAGGCCAAACAATAACGGCGGGCTTTTTGTTCGACGTGCCCGTGCGTTTTGATACCGATTATTTGTCTCTCTCGGCGGAAAATTATGCCGCGTATCAGGCCGACGTGCCGATCGTTGAAATCCGGATTTAAAAATGAAAGCCATATCTTCGACACTGCAGGCTCATTTAAATAATGAGCTGACGACGCTTGCCTATTTGGTGAAAATCACACGTTTGGACGGCGTCATCAAGGGCTTTACGACGCACGACCGCGATTTGACGGTCGGCGGCGTCGTTTATAAAGCCGAAGGCGCGCTGACGCCTTCCGCCATCGAAAGCCGCGCGGGATTGGCCGTTGATAATCTTGAAGTCACGGGAATT